TGATGCGCGACCTGCTGCTGCCGCGTGAGCGCAAAGACCTCTATATCGAGTTCAACCTCTCCGGCCTGCTGCGGGCAGACCAGAAGTCCCGTTACGAGTCATACGCCCTCGGCCGCCAGTGGGGCTGGCTCAGCGTCAACGATATCCGCCGGTTGGAAAACCTGCCCCCGATCCAGGGTGGCGATATCTACCTGACCCCGCTCAACATGGTCTCTACCGGCAAGCTGCCGCAAGGCATCACCCAGGCGACCCAGGAACAAATCACGGAAATCGAGGCCATCCTATGCCGAAGCTGATGATCAACTACCCGCACCTGGCCAGCCAGGTGTTCGGGTGTCCGCTCTATGTCACCCAGGAGGTGCTGGCAGGGGTCAAGAGCCTGCTGATGCCCCGCATGCTTGGCAGCCAGATTGAGGTGATGGCCGCCGATGATCTGTCGGATGCGCTGGAGCCCAAACAGCTCGAGGCCAGCAGCGAATCGCAGTATCGCGTGGAAGGGCTGGCGGTGATCCCGCTGCACGGCATTCTGGTAGCGCGGCGCGGTCAAATCGATGGCGCCTGCACCGAACTGACCAGTTACGAGTGGGCGCGGTCGCAGATCGCCACGGCCCTCGCCGACGAGCGGGTCAAAGAGATCGTGCTCGATATCAACTCCGGCGGTGGCCATGCGGTCGGCTGCAAGGAGCTGGCCGACTACATCTATGCCAAGCGCAGCGTCAAGCCGATCACTGCGCTGGTCAACTTCTCTGCCTACTCGGCGGCCTACTTCATTGCCTCAGCCTGTAGCAAGGTGGTGGTCAGTGAAACCGGCGGCTGCGGCTCTGTTGGTGTCATCATGGAGCACATGGAGGTGAGCAAGTGGGAGGAGGAGGTTGGGCTCAAGTTCACCACCTTCTACCGCGGTGACCGCAAAAAGGACGGCACCCCCCACGAGCCCCTCAGCGATGGCGCCATGGCGGCCATCAACCACCGCATGGATCAGGCCTACGACCTGTTTATCAGCTCAGTGGCCCGCTATCGCGGTCTGTCCGTCGAGCAGGTGAAAGCCACCGAGGCCACCCTCTACAGCGGTGCCGAGGCGGTCAACAACGGGCTGGCTGATGAACTGGCCAACCCGCAGGATTATCTCAACGGCCTGGCCGCCAGCGTGGCCAAGCCGACCAAACCGGCGCAAAGCATCGGCCTGCGGGCCCGTGCCATCGAAATGCAGAACCTACTCTAGCCCAGCGGCGGAGCACATCCCAACAAGCCCCGAAAGGGGCTTTTTTTATGTCCAAAGGAAACTAATCGATGAAGACTATCGAAGCCCTCCGCCGCGAGCGTGGCGAAATCGCCGCCCAGGTCAAAGCCTTGGCAGAACTCGAAGCCAGCGGCACCGCTCTCACCGACGAGCAGCTGCAGCAGTTTGCCGACCTGGAGAGCGAAGCGAACAAGATCAGCGCCGCCATCGCCCGCCAGGAGAGCGCCGAGCGCCTGATGGCGCAGCAGGCGGTACCGGTCAACGCTCACGGCTCCCAGGCTCCTCCGGCTGTCCATGTGAAGCCGGAGCTGAAACAATATCAGGGCGCAGGCTTTGCCCGTATGGCGATGGCTGTCGCTGCCGGCAAGGGTGACCTGCAGCTGGCAGAGAAGTTCGCTGCCACAGAAATCGGCGATCAGCAGGTGGCTATGGCCATCAGCACCGCCGCCGGTTCTGGTGGTGCCCTGATCCCCGAGAACTTGCACTCCGAAGTGATCGAGTTGCTGCGCCCGAAGACCATTGTGCGCAAGCTGGGTGCCCGCGTACTGCCTCTGCCCAATGGCAACGTCTCTCTGCCGCGCATGAGTGGCGGCGCCCAGTCCAGCTACGTGGGTGAGGGCACTGATGCCAACAGCAGCGCCAGCCAGTTCAACGATGTGAAGCTGTCCGCAAAGACCATGATCACCCTGGTGCCCATCAGTAACCAGCTGATCGGCCGCGCTGGCTACAACGTCGAACAGCTGGTGCTGAGCGACATGATCGCCGCCATGGCGGTGCGCGAGGACAAAGCCTTCCTGCGCGATGACGGCACCGGCAACACCCCGACCGGCTTCAAGAAGGTCGCGACCGACAATAGCCGCACCGTCGAGTGGGCTGGTACCGCCGACCTGCCGACCATCGACGCTTACCTGGACAAGCTCATCCTGATGCTGATGAACTCCAACAGCCTGATGATCAACCCGGGCTGGGGTATGAGCCCGCGCACCTGGATGAAGCTGTTCGGCCTGCGCGATGGCAACGGCAACAAGGTCTATCCGGAGATGGCGTCTGGCCTGCTCAAGGGTTACCCCATTGCGCACACCAACACCATCCCGGCAAACCTCGGCACCGGTACCAACGAGTCGGAGATCTACTTCGCCGACTGGAACGACGTGGTGATCGGCGAGCAGGACAACATGACCATCGACTTCTCCACCGAAGCCACCTACAAGGACACCAACGGCGATCTGGTCAGCGCCTTCTCCCGCAACCAGTCGCTGATCCGCCTGGTCGGCAACCACGATGTGGGCTTCCGTCATCCGGAAGGTCTGGCGCTGGGTACCAAGGTCACCTGGTAAGGCCGCAGCAGGGCGCCGCACTGGCGCCCTCCTCATCCCCTTGTAACAAGGAGCCGACATGGCCAAGCCACCGAAAGGCCCTCGCGCAGGGCAGGCATCTGCCACTGACGCCGATCACGAGCAGCGGAGCGGCGAACTGCCGCAGGAGCCGACCAGCAATGCAACTGACACCCCCCAACCCGATGCCGATGCAGGCACTGGGCAAGATCCCAACGCCGGAACTGGCGAAGGCGATGGATCAGATTCTGACCACCACGCAGCAGGCCAAGCGCCAGGCGATGCAACCGGCGATGCAGCCGGAGCTGGCCCCGCGCCGCTGACTGGTGATCAGCCCGCTGGCGCCACTGACGCCGATCACGAGCAGCAGAGCGGCGATGAGCCGGCCCCCCTTCATGATGAGCGGGTGCTGGTGCGCTTCATCGGCCCGTGGAAGAACTACAGCCGAGGCGATATCACCCGCCTGCCACCGGCTGAAGCCGAACTGGTGTTCAAGAAAGCACTGGCACAAGCCGAGCCGGAACAAGCCGAGGAGTAGTTATGTCGTGGATCACGCTGGAAGAGGTGAAGCAGCAGTGCCGCCTCGAAGATGATGACGCCAGCCAGGATCTGCTGCTTAACCTCTACATCGGGGCCGCCCGCCGGGCTATCGAGCAGCACACCGATCGGGAGCTGCTCGATGCGCCGATGGCTGAGATGACGCCTCGCCAGCTGGTGATCAGTGATGACATCAAGGCAGCAGGCCTGCTGATGGTCGCGCACTGGTTCAACAACCGCGAGGCGGTATCCGACTTCGAGAAGGTTGAGGTTCCCTTTGCGCTTCGCTACCTGATTGGCCCCTACACCAGGATGCCGATATGAAGATCCGCCAGTCATCAGTCGTCAACGCTATGCGTCCGCCAAGCGCCGGCGAGCTCAAGCAGCGTCTGCAGATCCGACTGGTTACAGAGGTTCCTGACGACAACTTCTCCACGCGCCCCGAATACCACGACCAGATCACCGTCTGGGGAAAGCTGATGCCGGTCACCGGCGGCATCTACATGGCCGGGGTACAGATTGACGAGAAGGTGACGCACAAATGCCTGATCCGCTGGCGCCAGCTCACCGGTGACCACCAGATGGTGCATAAGGGAGCTGTCTATCGGGTGAAGCGCTGCGAGCCGCTCAACGGAGAAACCGTCTGGGCTCTGGTCGAACTGGAGCAGCTGGATCTTCCGACATAACGAGAGGTCGCCATGTCGTTTGAGAACTCCAATTCTGGCATCTATCTCCACGTTGATTTTCCTGACGCGCAGGAGATCCGCTTCAACAAGGCCCGCGTCAGGCGGGCGTTTGTCGATATCGGCCGCACCCTGCTGCGCGACAACCGACGCGCTGTGGCGCGGCGGGCCATCTCCAGTGCAGGGCAAGCTCCTGGCTACCAGTCCGGCGATCTGGCCAAGTCGATCGGCTACTTCGTGCCGCGAGCGACCGCCAACCGCCCGGGCTTCATGGTTAAGGTCAGCCACAACAAGGGCGAGGGGGCATCGAAAGACATCC